CTGGTCAAACAACTAAGATTCTATTGTCATCTACTCCGCTAGGTTACAATCACTTCTGGAAGTTTTGGACTGATGCAGAAAAGGGTAGAAATGGATTCGTTCCGCTATTCATTCCTTATTGGGAGATTCCTGGTCGTGATGAGAAGTGGGCTAACGAGCAAAAAGCACAACTCGGTGAACTAAAGTTTACACAGGAAGTTTTATGTAATTTCTTAGGCTCTAGTTTAACGCTGGTTCGTGCTGATGTTATTGCTAAAATGAGCCCAGACAATATGATTTATCAGAAAGATGGATTGGACGTTTACGTCCAACCCCAAGCTGGACACACATACTGTTTGATAGCTGATATAGCAAAGGGTGTTGGTGGTGATTACTCAGCATTTCAAGTTATTGATATTACTGAGACCCCCTATCGTATAGTAGCTAAATATCGTAATAACGAAATTAGTCCTTTGCTTTACCCAAATGTTCTTTATAAAGTGGGTAATGATTACAACCAAGCGTTCATTCTGATGGAAACTAACATCTCTGAACAGGTTGCTCATATTTTATATACAGAATTGGAATACGAAAATATTTTAATGGTTACACGACATACTAATGGCCAGACCGTTTCTGGTGGTTTTGGTGGTGGTAAAACTCAACTAGGTGTCAATACTGACAAGAAAATCAAGCGAATCGGTTGTCATAACTTTAAAGCACTGGTTGAAGAAAATAAATTGATTGTAAATGATGCCGACACAATCTCAGAAATCTCTACTTTTATTGAAAAGAAGGGGTCATATGAGGCTGATGAAGGTTATCACGATGACTTGGTTATGCCTCTAGTCCTGTTTGGGTGGTTAACCACAAACAGTTATTTTAAAGACTTAAACAATGTTAATCTAAGAGAAGCGATGTATAAAAAACAAATGAAAGCTATCGAAGAAGAACTAACTCCATTTGGTTTTTACGACGATGGTGGACCAGAAAAGCCACCTCTAAACTTCTAAAATCGTCTAAAAACTAAATAAATATGTAGACATACAAGTTGTCTAAAGTAAAACTTATTAACAAGGAGAATTACAATGCCGTTTCAATTATCTCCAGGCGTTGCAGTCGTAGAAAAAGACTTTAGTTCAATTGTCCCAGCCGTCTCAAGTTCTGCTGGTGCGATTGCTGGTACATTTCAGTGGGGTCCAGTTTTAGCCCCTACTGCAGTCAGTTCTGAAAATGAATTGGTGAGACAATTTGGTCAACCAAATGACTCAACATTTAATGCATTCTTTACTGCAGCCAACTTTCTTTCTTATACGAATACTGCATTCATCTGCCGTGCTGATACCGCCAATGCAAAAAATGCAGTATCTATTTCTTCTGGTTTTGTTACAGATATAACTTTAACGAATGCTGGATCTGGTTATGAAAATGTCCCAACAATACAGTTTTCTGCCCCACAAATAAGTGGTGGACAGTTTCCTGTTGCGACATGTAGATTAACAGGTGGTAGTGTCACTGCAATTCCAGTATCGTTACCTGGATCTGGATTCACTTATGCAACTGTAACAATCTCTCTTCCAGATTACCCTATTGGTCCAAATCCTGGCGATGGTCAACAAGCCACAGCGACAGCAAATATCTCTGGTGGTGTATTGGCATCAATTGACATTGCTGATCCTGGTGCAGGATATTTGACACCACCAACTATCACCATTGTCACTGATGGAACCAATTATACTCTTGGAACAGTAACAATATCAACTTCTTCAATTCTTGATATTACTTTAGTCAGTGGCGGATCTGGATATACTGAAGCCCCTAGCGTCACTGTTGTTCCAAATGGGACATTCTTCACTAATGCAACAATTAGTGTTAGTGGGTTTGAAGAAGGTGGAGTTAAAATTAAAAACTCTACTGATTACTTACAAAACTTTAGCACTGGTGCTGGTACATATGGTCAGTTTGCTGCAAAATACCCAGGAACTCTTGGAAATTCCATTTATGTTGGTGTTGCAGATTCTGCTCAGTATCCAACATGGGATCACAAAGATGATTTTGATGGTGCTCCAGATACTTCTGATTTTGCTGCCAGTGTTTCTGGCACTAATGATGAACTCCACATCATTGTTATTGACCAAGATGGTCGTTGGACAGGAACTCCAGGTGCTATTCTAGAGAAATTTGCATTTGTGTCAAAAGCATCAAACGCTAGAAAGGCAGATGGAACAAACAACTATTATAAAGACGTTATAAATTCTCGTTCACAGTATATCTGGTGGATGGATCATCCAGAAGGTGTAACTAACTGGGGAACACCAGCAGCCAATACAGATTTTGATGATATGGAAGACTATGGTGATTATCAACTAAGCGGTGCTGCTGATGATTATAACATCACTGATGGCGATAGAATGGAAGCGTATGGATTATTCGCTGATGATACTCAATATGATATTTCTTTAATTCCTTTGGGTAAGGCTTCTTCTACTGTTGCTAACTACGTTATTTCTAATGTAGCAGAAGTTCGTAAGGACTGCGTGGTGTTTGTGTCACCAGAAGATGTTGATAGTGGTGATATTATCATCGGAAATACTTCTACAGAAGTTAATAAAATTGTTGCATATCGCAATGCATTACCAAGCAGTTCTTATGCCGTAATGGATACTGGTTATAAGTATCAATACGATCGTTATCATGATGCATATCGCTTTATCCCGTTGAGCGGTGACATCGCTGGTCTATGTGCTCGTACTGACTACACTAACGATCCATGGTTCTCTCCAGGTGGTCTAAATCGTGGTCAGATTAAGAACGTAGTTAAATTAGCTGTAAACCCAACAAGAGCAAATCGTGATACATTATACAAAGCTGGTGTCAATCCAGTTGTAACCTTCCCAGGAGAAGGAACTGTTCTTTATGGCGATAAAACTCTATTGGCTAAACCATCAGCATTCGATCGTATCAATGTTCGTCGTTTGTTTATCGTTCTCGAGAAAGCAATCGCAACTGCTGCTAAGTTCCAGTTGTTTGAGTTTAATGATGACTTCACTCGTGCGCAATTCAAGAATTTGGTAGAACCATTCCTACGTGATGTTCAAGGTCGTCGTGGTATTACTGATTTCGTTGTTAAATGCGACAGTTCCAATAATACTGGGGAAATTATTGATCGTAACGAATTCGTTGCTGATATTTTTGTTAAGCCAAATCGTTCTATCAACTTTATCACTTTGACATTTGTTGCTGCACGTTCTTCGATTAACTTTACCGAAATTGGTGCCTAATTGGACAGGGGATAGAAATATCCCCGTCATAACAGATAAATAGTAGAACAAGGAGATTAAAAAATGGCAAATATTGCTGATTTTAAGGCACAGATGATTGGTGGCGGTGCACGCCCAAATCAATTTCGTGTTGAATTAACATTCCCATCATATGTTACATTAGGTACAGTTGCTGGACAACGTGCACAGTTTTTGTGTAAGGCTGCTCAGCTACCTGCTTCCACAATTGAGAACTTGCCAGTTCTTTATCGTGGACGTCCAATTAACTTTGCTGGCGAGCGCACTTTCCAGCCATGGAGCGTAACAGTTTATAACGATACTTCTTTCGGTATTCGTAATGCTCTTGAGCAATGGCAATCTGGTATTCAAAACTACAATACAACTCTTGGTAGAGTTACACCAACTGATTATCAAGTAGATTTACAAGTTCATCAATTAGATCGTAGTGGCTCTATTATTAAATCATACAAGTTCGTTGATGCATTCCCAACAGCAATTTCTGCTATCGGTCTTGACTATGAACAACAAAATGCTATTGAACAGTTTGATGTAGAATTTACTTACAACTTCTTTACTTCTGAAACTGGTGCTGCTTCTGGATTTGGTGTTAATGTTTCTGTTGATACTCCAGTTGGTTCGTTCCCACTTTAATTAGTAAGAGAATTACATAATGCAGATTTTTGGATTTGAGATAAAGCGTAAGGAAGATGCACCACAGCTACAAAGCGTGGTGCCACCTTCTCCAGCTGATACAGGCGCAACCGTAATAAACACTGGCGTAAATGCTGGTGGGTATTACGGTATGGTCATGGATTTGGAAGGTGTTATTAAAAATGAAAACGATCTAATTCGTCGTTATCGTGAGGTTTCGCAATATTCTGATTGTGATGCAGCTATTGAAGATATTGTAAATGAAGCAATTGTTGCTGATGAAGATCGACGTAGTGTTGAGATTGTTTTAGATGAAGTTAATGTTTCTGAAAACATTAAGAAAAAAATTCGAGAAGAATTTGATAATATTCTTAAAATTTTAAAATTTAATGAGCGAGCACATGAAACCTTCCGTGCATGGTATATCGATGGAAGGATATATTATCAAGTTCTTATTGACGA